GCAAAAACAATTATTGATAGTGATGCATTTCTTGATATGCCGATGTCAGCGCGACTCTTATATTACGATTTGGGTATGAGAGCCGATGATGACGGCTTCATAAACTCACCAAAAAAGATAATGCGAATGATTGGCGCAAGTAATGATGATGTGAATATCTTAATTGCAAGAAAATTTGTCATTCCGTTTGATAGTGGCGTTGTTGTTATCAAGCACTGGCGTATAAATAACTACCTAAGAAATGACCGCTACACAGAGACAAAATATTTAGAAGAAAAAAGCATTTTAGAAGTCGATAAAAACGGTTCTTACACAGCAAAAAATAACACTGGTATACCAGTTGGTATACCAACGGTATCCACAGGTAAGGTTAGGTTAGGTAAGGATAGTATAGGTAAGGATATAAATACTATATCGTGCAACGAAAATTCAGAAATTGAAGTTTTAGATCAAAAAGAAATGTGGTTTGAGAGTTTTTGGGAAATATACCCTAAGCATCAAGACAAGAAAAAGGCAAAGCAGAAATTCTTAAAACTATGCACTAATGAAAAGGAATACAAAGCAATCATGCAAGGACTTAGAAACGTGCTTCCATTGTGGGCTAAGAAAGACACGAAATATATCCCTATGCCAACAACATGGCTTAATGGTGAACGCTGGAATGATGAAGTGGACTTACACATGGAGGAATTACCGTTTTAATGGAAGAGTTACAGATTAAAGATTTGCTGAAGACTTTAAGAAGTCGCTTTCCTGAATACTATGCACGAAAAGAAAAAGAAGAAATCATAGATATTTACAAGTCTTTTGTCTTAGCACTTTGTGACGTTGAACAATTAGCCGTGGTGGGTGCTTTAAAAGACTATCTAAGAAACGATAGAACGGGCTATCCACCAACGGCAGCTCAACTAAGAACAAAGGCAAAAACAATGCCTGAGTACATGTGGGCGCAAATGTTAGAAGAAAAACAGCAACCACTAGCAATAGCTGGAAAGCAAAGAACAAGAAGAGAACTATTGCTAGATTGTGCTGTACTGATTGCTACACATGATGTTGATACAAAAGATGAATTAGTGAAGTGGTGGAATGAATACGCCGATAACACGCCACTAACAGATGAGGAAATAAAACAAGTATGGACGAAATCACATTCTATTTAGAGGATCTAAAGTCTAAATTTTCTGGAATAGATAGGAAAAAATATTATTTGTCATAACAGTAGCTGATGTACAACATTGGGCAGAAGAAAAATTAGGCAGGCGGCTTACCTATGAAGAACTGCAAATAGCAAAAGATAAATTGGAATGGGAAAGACTCACATTTCTTGTATTGGTTTATTAAAGAATATTTGCACGATGAAGATATAGAAATAGTTGCTGTAAATACACGAATGGAACACCCGCAAATCATTCAACGAATTTATAAATATGCTGATCGTGTGTTGCTTCCTGAAAAAACAATAAAGCAAGTATGCGAAAAGTATGGCTCACCATGTTTTAGTAAAGGCAAAGATATAAAAATCCAAAGGTATCAAAACGGCAGCAGATCAGAAGCGCTGATGAAATATGTTAAACCGCAAGAAAATAGTAAAAGCCATTTCCAGTTAAGCAAAAAAGCTTCTAATCTACTAATCAATGGTAAATTGCATAAAATTTCACCGTATTGTTGCACTATAACAAAAAAGAAAACAATTCAAAAATATGAAAAAGAAAGTGGGAAAAAAGCAATATTAGGTGTAAGACAAGCGGAGGGTGCAAATCGAAAAGCTAGTTATAAAACGTGTTTCACCGCTACAAAAAACTTTGTTCCAATCCACGATCTTACAGATGAAATGTTGGAAGCAATTATCAAAAAATACGATATTGAGGTACCGGAAATTTACGAGCATATATCACGTACAGGATGTATGGGTTGCCCTTACGGGCATTATTCTGGCAATACAGAGATAGAACTAAATCTATTATCACCGGCGCAGAGAAGATATTGCATTTCTGTATTCAAAGATAGTTATGAAGTGCTGGGAATTGATTATAAACATGAGCAATTAAAAATGAACTTGGAGGAATAAAAACTTATGAACGGAACAAATGAAGAAAAGACAAAACTACAACCATTTCCATTCAACGAAGATGAAAAATATTTATTGAAAACAACTAGTGGTATATACGCTATTGCTCGTTGGTCATGCGGCAAATTTGATTTAGATTATGATCCATATTATGAAACTATTTCTATCGAAGTAGAAATTGAAAGCATTGTTTCTATAAAGGACTTAGGACTATGAAAAATAAAGAAAAATATGATTTGAATACATTGAAAACGGACAGTGCATCATGTGGCGGAAAAATTAAACGCATGATGGTGTATGAAGAAACATCATCAGGTACAAAAGAATTATTTAAAAAGCAATATAGACCACTCGTATATCCTTATGAACTTCTAATAGATTTTGCTAACTGGTTGGAACAAGAATATGTTCCTAAAATTCTTGATGAAAAGGAAAAGGCTTATTTATCAGCAGTGATAAAGCCGTTTAGAAATGATGTTGAATATATTGAGAAACGTATTTTTTCGACAGGAGCAGAATATATAAGAATTTGTCTGACTGGAATTTTCCAAACTTCAAGAGAGGAACAATGTACAAAGGTATGGAAACGAGCAAGATTTACACCTTAGAGGAACTGGGATTATGAAGAACAAACCTACAATCCTAACCAAAAAAGAAAAGGCTTATCTATCAGCAATAATAAAGCCGTTCAGGGATAAAAAGATAATGATTGGGAGATTGCGTCATTTATTCGGTGAAGAAGAATATATATGGATTGACATTGATGGATACCACTTTACATTGCCACACTTTAAAAAAGGCGAAATGTATAAAGGTATGGAATTAAATAAGTTTTATACATCGGAGGAACTTGGGATATGAAATATGATTATATGCAAATAATCACTTTACCAAACAGAAAAGGTAAATATTTAGCACTTGTGAAAGGCAATAAAATGACAGTAGTTGCGAGATTTATAAATGATGAATGCATACAAGAATTTCAACATTTTGTTATTACATTTATGACAGAGGATAAGCAATGAGTTACAGAAAGTCATTAAGTTATATTGCACGCCAGCTGAAGAACCCAAACGACAGCAATGCCTTTAAGGACATGGAAGAATTAGTGGAACGTGCTACACCAAAGCGAGTTAAAAATAGAACAGCAATCATGTCTTACAACAAAACACATATTCTAAATCACGTGGGCTATTGTCCAGTGTGTGATAAAGCCGTATCACATAGCGCATTTGTGGCAAAAGACGGCGTGTTCTGTGACGATTGCGGGCAAGCGCTAGATTGGGGGAAGTAATGGAAAAGCATCAAGAAGATTTTGAACCAGTTTTTGAGGGAATGTCATTTTCAAATATAGAGTGCAAAGGTTTTCCTGATAGTGTGACTATAAGCAATGGGAAAGACTTACGCAATTTTGAAACTAGAGATTATGTGCCACTTGAAGCGCTGGAAGAATATGTCCCACTTAAAACGGTTGAAGAACTTATTGAAAAGGCTACACCGAAGAAACCCGAAATCACAATACATAATGGGTTTTGTCCTAATTGTCATAATGCATTCGGACTTGAACGAACACAGCGAGCAATGCTCAAACCATATTGGCTTAGTTTTTGCCCGTGTTGTGGACAGGCACTAGACTGGGGGAAGCAATGAAAAGCGAAGAAATAGGAATACTGGAAGCGCGCAAAACGCCAGTATTCACAATAGAAGAAGTTGAAAAGATGCTTGAATGTGAAAAAACATTACTAGAAAACAAACAAGTCACACGTGAAGTTTACATAAGCCAGCTAAACATGATAAACACTATCAAAAAACAATTTGAATTAGCATTCAATGGAAAGTGTAAAAAACTATGATTACAAAAGAAAAATTTCAGTACACAGACGGAAAAATGAAAGGCTTCAGGCACACAATCGCAATGATCATGCAACTAGGCGATAGATTGGAAGAAATAGCAAGCATACTTTCAGGAAACACGCTAAAATCACCGTCTATCAAATCACCTGAAGAAGCGAAGTATCAAAGCGGCACGCGAATATTCCACGATAACCTAATAGCACTATGTGCTGAAGAAGAAGAAACACGCAAAGAGTACGATAGATACGAAAGAGAATATAAAGACTATGCTACATTCTTTCGGAAGCTAGACGATAGCGAAATAGAAATCTTGCGCCTTAGATACGAGAACGGGTTCGACTATGTGACGATAGCGAAAATCCTATATACATCTCATGGATATGTTTATAAAAAGATTTGCCAAATTTTAGATAAATGGTGATTTGTGGAAATCGCCACGCTAAAATGATGTTATAATGGCAATAGGCAAAAACCATGAGAGAAATTTCATGGTTTTTTCTGTATAGACTGGAAGATAACTTTCTTCATTTGTTTTCCAAAAAATAACCTCATGTACTCATAAAATCTCCTTTTGCTTTCTTCCAGTCTATTACTTTAGAAAGGGACACAATGGAATTTGTTAAAGTCAAGATAAGCGACATATTACCAGCTGAATACAATCCAAGAAAAGAATTGAAGCCTGATGATGAAGAATTTATCAAGATTAGCAATTCCATTGATGAATTTGGATATAGCGAGCCAATTATAGTCAATAAAGACATGACGATCATTGGTGGACACCAGCGGTTGAACGTACTTAAGTACAAAGGCGTTGAAGAAATCGAAGTGGTGAAGTTGGATTTGCCAAAAGCAAAAGAAAAAGCATTGAACATAGCCTTGAATAAAATCACGGGCTATTGGGATATGGACAGATTGACTGATTTATTGCTTGATTTAGGCAATGAGGGCTATGATCTAGAACTAACAGGCTTTGACATGGACGAAATAGGTGGTTTATTCAGTGAACCTGAAGAAAAAGAAAACGCTAGAATGAACACAGTGAACCATTACAACCTACAAATCTATGATGAAACGGAAACAGACGGCTTCTATCAGATGCCAGTAATCAAAAATGACGGATTTATTCCAAGCGATTTGATTGGATTTAACTATGCAATGACAAGCAAGAATAAAAACGTTGGTATTCATTGCTTTGTTGATGACTATCAGTTTGAACGCCTATGGAATAGACCTGACGAGTACGTGGACATGCTAAGCGAGTATGAATGCGTGCTGAGTCCTGATTTTAGCCTATATATGAATATGCCTATGGCGATGAAAGTGTGGAACGTGTACCGCTCACGGCTATTAGGGCAATATTGGCAAAGCAAAGGTATCAAGGTGATACCTACAATCAGCTGGGCTGAAGAAGACACATTCACATTCTGTTTTGACGGAATACCTGAAAAGTCTATCGTTGCAATCAGTACGATAGGCGTTAAAAGGGAAGATGAAGCATTTGAAGTATGGAAAAACGGTGTTGATGCAATGATACAGAAGATAAAGCCTGAAACGATACTTGTATATGGCGGACAAGTTGAGTATGATTATGGCGAAAATATAAAGGTGATTTATTTTGATAATAAAGTCACGGAAAGGTTGAAGAAAAATGGAAAGAAGTAAATTTATAGATAATCTTGAAATAACTGGTAAATACTTTCTAAAAGACGGAAAGCACGAAATCGAAGTATATACAGAATGCGTGCTAGGAATTGACGGTAAGAGAAGAAAATACAAGTCCTATGATGAATTGTTTGATGTAAAGATTGATAACGTAACAGTCGGTGAATTAGTCGATAAGTTGAAGCATTATGATCAATCCTTCAAGTATCACATTCCAGTTATGTTTTTTAACGAAAAAGGGGAAGAAGTCGAATAATCGAAAAAGCACTTAAACGGTGCTTTTTATTTTTTATGGAGGAAAAGAAAAATGGGCGGACGTGGCGCAAAAATAGTAATTGGAACAAATGCAGGTGGTGGAGGTTCTAAAAATGGAAACGCAGATGATAGAGAACTTGCAGCGCGTGTGAATAGACTCTACAAAGGGAATAAGCAATCTATCGACAACATGCGTATGAATTTTAGAAACGAAGTTATAAACGATAACATAGAACACATGATCGCTGTCGATAGTGACGGATTTGCACATGTTATGCGCCGTGGCGATAGTGGTTCTGTCGGCATACGTAATGAAGAAGTTGCTGGTAAGTTTGTTTTTCATAATCACCCTGATAGAGCGAATGGTGATAGCGGCGGCACATTCTCACGTGCAGATTTGGCTGTAACAGCAGAAAATGACTCACTTGGAATTGGCGCATCAGAAAGAAAAGGCGATTGGATTTTTGCAAAAACAAAGAACTTCAAACCAAAGGAATTTGTGAATGGGTTACAAAAATCACCAGTGACAAATACTGTTATTGTTGTCGGCAATGAAACAAGTAAGCAGGCGTATGAAAGAACACAAAGGCAAACAATGAATTGGCTAAGAGCAAACCAAAAGCGCTATGGTTATAAATTTACTTTCAAAGAAGATAAAACATTAGGCGCTGGCGCAGTACCACAGAGTGAATTACTAAATAGAAGAAACAAAAAAGGAAAGGTGATCTAATGTGGGCGGAAGAGGTGCAAAGATAGCCATAGGTTCAGCTGGTGGACTTAATAAAGAATTGATAAAGCGAGCAAATAATCAAAGTAGCGCTTACGAAATGGGCGACTCAATCAATAGAGAATACGAAAACAATATAAAAGAAATCAGAGAGTTAAATATTTCTGACACAGAAAAGCAAAACGCTATAAAAGAACTAACAAATCTATCTAATGATGCATTAAAAGCGCAAGTACAAGCCCCAAATCCATATACAACAGGGCGCGCAAAATTTGATGTTGGAAAAAATAGAGAAAAAAGCAATATCGCATTAGAAAAGAGAGAAGCCGTAAAAAATTACATGGAAAAGGTAAGGAAACAATCGGCTACAAACAAAAAAGCGAACGAGCAGAAAGAACTCTTAACAGCAATGCAAGCAGCATTAAAAGATAAGAAATTGGAATTCACTATAAACGGGAAAACATGGAAAAGAAATTCATTACGTTCAAAGTCATTTTATAACGAGTGATAGAAAGGAAATATCATGGGCGGACGTGGTGCTAATGTAACAATAGCAAGCAAGGCAACAAGCGAGCCTACAACATCAAAGACAATCACGGCAGCTGACGAAGAACCAAAGAAGAAAAAGAACTCACTAAGCGAGATGTTTAAAAAGCGCAAAGCAAAGGATATTGAATTCTTTTTCGGTGACACAGAATGGCGCTCAAATAAATATTTTAAGTTTGATCACGTGAAAGATAATGACAATATCATTCTAGTAACAAACAACATTAAAGCAATCAAAGGAAACTTTGTGATGATAGTTGATAACGATAAAGCCGTGTACTTAAAGGATTGGCAAGTAAAGCCAGTACATAGTTTTAGCGAGGGAATGTATGGCTGGGCGGTAAAGTTAAATAGAAAATACTTCAAGCCTTACACATTCAAAAATCCATTTAATGACTATTCATTTGATAAGCAAGATACATTTGATAGTCTTCTAAAGACAGCAAAGAAGCAAGATAAGACATATATAGCACTGGATAAAGACCAGTCATATACAAAGATGAGTTTTTTAAATGGCTACAGATAATAAACATATAAGCCCGTGCCACAAGTGCAAGTATCAAAACAGATGCACAAAAGGGCGGAATTGCAAAGAATACAAAAAGTGGCTTAAAGACTTCAAAAGAAGCAAATAGAAAGGACGGGCGAGAAATGGCGAATAAGAGCCAAAAGGGGAAAAATGATAAAGACATCAAGGAAACCAAAAAGACGGCTAAAACGAGCCAAAACAAGCCCAAAACGTCAAAAAATAAGGGACATGATAACCTAATTCCAGTTACAAAGAGAAGTAAGGAAGAAGCAAGGGCTATCAGCCGCAACGGTGGCATCAAGTCAGGACAGACAAGAAAACGCAAAAAAGAACTAAGGGAAACCTTTAAGGCGTTGCTATCTTTACCACCAACACAAAGGGATAAAGAAACAGTCGCTAAGGCTTTAGGTGTTGAACCTGAAGTCATAGAGTCGCAAGAAACGATACTGGCCGTTGCGATGATGTCACAGGCTAGAAAGGGCAACGTCAAGGCGTTTGAAGCCGTAAACAGAATAGTAAACGGTGAAAGCCTGACGGATAAAGAAGACATCAAGATACGGCGTGCAGAGTTAAAGATGAAGCAAGAAAAGCACGCTATCGAAATGGCACAGTATGAAGCAGAAAAGAAAAAGGACGGTTCAGCATACAAGGGTATTCCAGCCCTATGCATAGCGCCGTCTTTTTCTCAATTCTTATGGGACGTGCACAATCACAATGTCCATGAATTTATACAAAAGGGCGGACGTGGTAGCACGAAATCGTCATGTATCGCATTAGCAATCATTGATCTAATGATGCAGGACGAAAACTATAATGCTTTAGTAATGCGCCAAGTATCGAACACTATCAAAGACTCAGTGTATAACCAGCTTAAATGGGCTATTGATAAGCTGGAATTAGACAGCGAATTCAAATGTACTAAATCCCCTATGGAAATCACGCGTACAGCAACGGGGCAAAAAATATTCTTCCGTGGTGCTGACGACCCTTTGAAGATTAAGTCAATCAAAGCAGAAAAAGGATACATCGCTATCGTTTGGTTTGAAGAGTTAGACCAATTCTATGGTAGTGAAACAGTCAGAAACATAGAACAGTCAGCCGTGCGTGGTGGTGATAAAGCATGGATATTTAAGTCATTCAACCCGCCAAAGACAGCTAATAACTGGGCTAATGAATATGTACTCTTACAAAAAGACGGAATGAAAGTCTATCATTCCACGTATCAGACAGTACCAAGCGAATGGCTAGGTAAAAACTGGTTAGATGAAGCCGAAGCATTGAAAGAGATAAATCCCAAGGCTTACGAAAATGAGTATCTAGGGGAAGTAAACGGCACTGGCGGAAATGTATTTGAAAACGTGACTATCAGAGAAATCACAGATGAAGAGATAAACAACTTCAACTATACATACAATGGGCTTGACTGGGGCTGGTTTCCTGACCCGTTAAACTTCACACGTTGTTGCTATGACAGCGCACATATGACTTTATACATTTACGCAGAATTCAGGGCTAATAAGATGCCTAATGAAGATGTGGCGCAGATACTCAAAGACCAGTTTAAGATTGGCGATGAGATTGTCACGTGTGATAGCGCCGAAAATAAGTCTATCGCTGACTTGCGAGCGTTCGGAATTTCAGCAAGAGGTGCAGAAAAAGGCGCTGGAAGTGTGGCGTATTCTATGAAGTGGTTATCTTCACTTAAAGAGATTGTGATAGACAGCAAGAGATGCCCTAATGCGGCAATGGAATTCACACATTATGAGTACATGCGCGATAAAGACGGGCAAGTGGTAAGTGGCTATCCTGATAAGGACAACCACAGTATAGACAGCGTACGATACGCATTAAACCCTGTTTGGAAGAAGAAAGGGCAATGATGAACATACTTAGAAAGATTATTGATTTTATAAAGGAGGCTTTTAATAGAATGTTTGGAAACACACAACTTGAGAAATTGACCGGCAAGCGTGTAATTCTATCCCAACCAATGATCGAACGATTGGAACTATGGGACAAGATGCTATGTGGTAAAGCGCCGTGGACGGACGAAACAGAAAACTATTCAGGCGTTAAGAGTCTAGGGCTAGAAAGCGCTGTATGTTCTGAATTTGCTAATGTGACTTTATCCGAAATGGAAACGAGTTTGGATAATGACAAGTTGAACGAACTTTACCAAAAGGCGCTAAGAAACTTCAATGAACACTTTCAAACAGGCTTGGGCTTAGGTTCTATGGTTGTAAAACCGATTGGCAATACTGGGAAATTTGAATACATTCCAGCGGATAGAATTATCCCCTTTGAATTTGGCGATGACGGAAGCCTTAGAAAAGTTGCTTTTATTCAGGTAAAGGAAGTCAGCGACAAAGAAAAATATTATCGCTTAGAATTCCACGAACTAACACCAGAGGGCTTGCGTATTCAAAACAAGGCTTATAAAGGCGTGAATGGTGAGATTGGAAATCAAGTACCTTTAACTTCTATCGAAGAATGGGCGCAGCTATACGAAGATATTCTCTATCAGGGCATGGATCGTATGGACTTTGGCTATTACAGAAATCCATTACCTAATCGAATTGATAAGAGCAAGAATGGCGTTTCTATTTTTGAAAAGGCTGTTGAGCAAATCAAGAAAGCAGACCAGCAATTTGGACGGTTAGATTGGGAATATGCAAGCGGCGAACGCTTTATCTTTGCTGATTATACAGCCGTCAAGAAGAAACAAGACGGCTCATTCAGCATGCCAAAAAGCAAGGAACGCTTGCTCATTCCATACGATGCTGATACAACAAACGGCGATAAGACATTAGACGAATTCAGCCCAACGATGCGTGATGCTTCATATATTGCTGGATTGAACGAATATAAGCGACTTGTTGAGTTTAATTGTTGCTTGGCTTATGGTGATTTATCCAAGAATGAAAGCGTGGAAAAGACAGCAAAGGAAATCAAAGCAAGCGAAAACCGCAAATATAACATGGTAAACGCTATCCAAATGAATTTGAAATCATGCTTGGAAGATTTGGCACATGCTATCGCATTCTATCAAGCCATGTTCACAGTTGATTTTGGCTTTAATTGCACATTCCACGACTCAATCAAGACAGACGAAGAAACAGAACGCGCACAAGACCGCATAGACGTTGCTAGTGGCTTTATGTCGCCGATTGAGTACCGTATGAAGTGGTACGGCGAAGATGAAAAGACAGCCATGAGCAAGATTGCAGAAATCAGGGGAACAATAACAGAGGGTGAACAACCTTAATGTTCAGTGAAGAAGACCTAAAAAAAGTACCTGAATTTCTAGCGCAATCAATGCAACGATTGGAAAAAGAACTACTGGCAGATATTATCCGAAGAATTGAACAAGCTGGACATATCACACGTACAGCAGATTATGAACTATACCGCTTGTCACAGTTGAATGGCTTTAATAAAGACTATCGGAAACTTATACAGCAAGCCTTAGAACTATCAGACGAGCAAATGAAAGAACTGTATGAGCGTGTGATTGCTGACGGCTATGCACGTGATGAAGCGCTTTATAAAGGCGCTGGCGTGGATTTTGTACCGTTAGCAGAAAACACGGAACTATTACAACTAATGGAAGCAACACAGAAACAAACGCTATCAGACATTAGGAACATAACCAACGCATTAGGCTTTACGGTGGACGGGCAATTTAAAAGCGTACAGGGCTATTATGGTGACCTGCTGAATAAAACTTTGATAGAAGTATCAACGGGCGCATTTGACTATAATACAGCGCTAAAAAAGACCGTAAATGAATTGACGGCTAGTGGTGTACGGTACATCGAATATGAAAGCGGAAGACATGATCGCATAGATGTTGCTGTAAGGCGTGCCGTCATGACTGGAATGCGACAAGTTACGGCAAAGATTGAAGATGATAACGCCGAAAAACTACACACAGAGTTATTTGAAGTATCAGCACACCCAACAGCTAGACCGTCACATGCATTATGGCAAGGCAAGATATACACAAAACAGCAGATGATAGACATTTGCGGACTGGGTGAAGCTGGTGGACTATGTGGTGTGAATTGTTACCACCATTACATGCCGTTTGTGAGTGGTTTTAGCGAGCGAAGATACACAGATGAGGAATTATCCAAACTGTACCAAAGAACGCTAGAAACGCACGAATACGGCGGTAAGGAATACACTCTATACGAAGCAACACAACGCATGCGCGCACTAGAAAGACGAATGCGTGTTCAGGACGAACGAATAGCACTGTTGAAAAAGGGAAATGCTGATAAAGCGGACATAACCATTATGAAGAACCGCAGAACAGCAACATACAACGACTATAAAGAATTTGCGAAAGCAATGGGCTTGCCTGAAGAAATGGCAAGAGTATTCACGAAAGAGAACTAAAGCGCATATAGCGCTTTTTTCTATTGGCAACTATGCCTTAAATAGCAACTCTTTAGCAGATTGGCGACCTGCTTTAACAACGCCTAACAGGAGGAAGAAATGAAAAAAGAAGATTTACAAAAGTTGGGACTAACTGACGAACAAATCAATGAAGTTTTTAAGATGAACGGACAAGACGTAAACAGTGCAAAGGGCGAATTAGAAAACGCCAAGAAAGAACTAGAAGACTATAAAGCACAGTTTACTTCAACACAGGCAGAACTAAAGAAGTTACAAGAATTAAAGCCTGAAGAACTTTCTAAGCAGGTAAGTGATCTAAACGAAAAACTAGCATCACAGAAAGCGGACTTTGAAAAGCAAATCGCAGATAGAAACTTCAATGATTTATTAGCGAAGACAGTCACAACAGCTGGAGGACGTGAAGCAAAAGCAATCATGCCATTCTTGGACATTGAAGCATTAAAGGCTTCCAAAAACCAAGAAGCAGACATCAAGAGCGCTATTGAAGCGGTAAAGGGTGAGCATGACTATCTATTTGCATCTACTGAACCAGTGAAGAACGCTGTATCAAGTACAGCAAGCAACGCAAATGCAAGCAATACAGCGCTTGATTTTGCAAAATCCGTAATGGGAATTAAAGAAAAATAGGAGGGCTTAGAAAATGCCAAACAACATTCAACTATTCAAGAATTACATCGACCTTTTAGACACAGTCTATAAGCAAGCATCACTCACAGCCGTATTAGACAGCGATACAAGTCTTTTACAAATGACAGCAAATGGTAAGGAATTCTTAATTCCAAAAATGGAAATGGACGGATTAGGTGAATATAGCCGTACTAATGGCTACCCTATGGGTTCAGTAACATTAGACTTTGAAACAAAAGCGCCTAACTTTGACCGTGCGCGTGTTTTCCAAGTTGATAAAATGGACGACATCGAAACAGCAAAGATTGCTTTCGGACGTTTAGCATCTGAATTTATCAGAACAAAGGCGGTACCTGAAATTGATGCAACACGTTTTGCGACATATTGTGCAAAGGGTACACCAGTAGTTAGCGCAGCATTAGCAACAGGTGAAGCATGGCTAAAGGCTATTTCCACAGCCGTTGCGGCTATGGACGATGCTGAAGTACCAGCTGAGGGACGTATCCTATACATCACACCAACTGGCTTACGCGCTATTCAGGACTTAGACACAACTAAATCCCGTGAAGTATTAGCATCATTTACAGCTATCGTGAAAGTACCACAGGCACGTTTCTATACAGCAATCAAGTCACTATCAGGCAAGACTGGCGAAGAAAAGGGCGGCTTTGAAAAGGCTACAACTGGTAAGGAATTAAACTTCCAAATCGTACACCCAAGCGCACTTATGCAGGTTGCAAAGGATATTGTCAATAAGATTGTTGACCCTGAAGCAAATCAGGACGGCGACTGGTGGAAATTCTTCTTCCATCTCTATGGTATCAATGAAGTATACGAGAATAAGAAAGCCGGCATCTATTCTCACTCTAAGGCTTAATCTATGGCTAAGATTATTGGTGTAATCTTTAACGGTGATGAACAAATCCTCTGTAATGGGGAATTGTCCACCGTTATTGAGGAACGATTAGCAGTCGAACCAATGGAAGAAGAAAATAAGCCGGAAGAACCAACGGAAGACGAAAAGAAACCAAAAGAAAAGAAGTAAAAAGGAGGGTGCATGATTTTTGCTGACTATCAGTTTTACAAGGAACAATACCTATTAGGTAAAAGCCCTTTGATACCTGAAAACGAATTCAAATTTTACGCGAACAAAGCCAGTAACGAAATACTGAACAGAATTAAGTTTGACTTTGACGGTGAACCGATTGAAGAAATGAAGCAGGCTATGTGTGAATTGGCGGAGGTACAATTCAGCCAGTCAAATAGCAATTCTGTAAGTGTTCCGCTAGGCGTTGCGAGCGAGAAAGTTGGGGAATATTCAGTCACTTATAAAGGCAATTCAAACATTGAAATCGAGCGTGATTATACGTTAAAAGTGACAAGTGTTCTTAAAAAGTGGTTAGGTAAGACGGGCTATCTTTACAGGGGTATATGATCATGTACGCAAATACATCATGTACCCTTTATCTTAAAAGTAACGGTTATAAAAAAGTCTTTATTGATAAGTGCTTTTTGACAGACACTAGCATTGCAAGCATGAATAAACAAGGGCGCACGTATGACGAAAGCGCCTTTTGTATGTTTAATGGACACACAGACTTACAGTTTACTAAGGGGAAAGATTTACTGATTGAGGGTGATTGCGCTATCGAGATTGATACCACAGATGCACGCAAGCAATCAGAAAGCATGGATAAACTGGTAAAGGCTGGCGCATTTACAATCATGCTTGCCGATTACAAAAAGTACGGCACACAGTTGATGCAACATTGGGAACTATCATGCAAATAGTCGGCAAGATACACTTCAAAGAAGTTGAGCAGCTGTTAGCAGAGCATGGACTCAATGACGGTGGCGAGGTTCAGAAGTTTATAGACAATGAAGTTATGCGCCAATCGTTGCCATACATGCCTAATATGAATGGCGTGTTACAGAATGCGATGATGGCACAAACGGTTATCGGCTCGGGTGAGATTAGGCAAAATACACCTTATGCACGGTATCAGTACTATGGCGTGCTATTTGTTGACCCTATCACCTTAAAAGGCTCATTCTATGATGCCCGTACAGGTAGACATTGGAGTCGCAAGGGCGTTGCAAAGATACCTGACCCAACTGGCAGAACATTGAACTATAACACTTCAAAAAACGCTTTAGCTGGTTCTCATTGGTTCGATAGAGCAATGAAAGACCACGGCGAAAGCATAGGGCGTGCCGCTGCTAGATTAGCGAAAGGTAGGTTTGTCAAATGAATGTCATTGAAACAATTAAGAAGATTTTAACCGAATGTCCTTTAATGGACGAATTTAACAACAATATTCACATTGACTATATGTCACTTGGTGACGTTAAGGAAATGGACACGGGCGTATATCCACTAGGTACATCGCTAGTAAGCGGGGATATATTAGGGAATAAGAAATATCACATCAATTTCAGTGTTTTTGCTGATAGAAAAGCATATGAAGATTATGATCGCTTGAACAATAGCGGCTTTCTTCTATCGCTCACTTATTACCTGAACCAGCTCAAAGACATAGCAATAACCGAAAACGTGAACGGCGAAGAAAAGAACGGCACTATCACAAAGATTAGTGCTGGAAACGGCTTACTGTTCAGCGTGCCAAGTGGGGATATAAATGACGGTGTGACGTATCAAATCCAAATCGGTGTGAATTACACAATATACAAATAAAGGAGGGCTTAGAAAATGCCAGAACCAGCAAAGACAGTAGAAACAGGAACTATTGGGCGTGAATTCTTGGTGCATTACATCAATGCTACACCAAAGGCAGCAACAACCAACTATGTGCGCATTGGTAACGATTTAGAAGAATACAAAATCAATCTCAATGCCGAAGTAACAAAAAAGAGAAACATCTTAGGCGAAAACTCTATCAAGATTTCTTCTTATGATGCTTCCAGCTCAGTTGATACATTCTATGCAGAAAAGGGGAATGCTTTATACACATTCTTACAGGACATCGTGGACAACCGCAAGAAGTTGGACGAGGTTAAGACAACAGCATTAGAAGTACATACATGGGACGGAACAACTGGCGCATATGTTGCGTATGAAGAAGAAGTCTATTTGGAAGTCAAAGACTATGGCGGAAAGTATGACGGCTACCAAATTCCTTTTGACGTACACTATACAGGCAAGCGTAAAAAGGGCAAGTTTAACGAAACCACAAACAAATTCACCGCTGACTAACTGTTGGGGCGGTAGCGAAAGCGCCGCCTTTTTTTATTTTAAGAAAGGAAACCAAACAATATGGCTATGAACATTAATTTTGATGACGGTATTCAAGAAATAACTATCAACAATGATAACAATAGAATTTTACGCGTAAATGTACGCGATATTGGAATTTTAGATCGTGTACAGCGTGTCGCTGACAACTTCCAAGAAAAAATCAAAACATTAGGGGAAGAACTAACAATCACAAGTGACGGTGAAGCAGCTGTTCCTGAAATTGCTGAAGCCGTACGCAGAATGAACCAAGAAATGCGCACAGAATTTGACAGTATTTTCTATGAGGGCGCAAGCGAAATTGTGTTTGGAAAGCAGAACCCTTTATCCATGAGTAATGGGAACACTATTTTCAATAACTTTATGACGGCTTTCGCTGAGTACATTAAGCCATTTATCGAAAAAGAAACTAAGACGATGCAAAAGAACATCGAAAAGTATCGCAAGGCGTATAAGAAGAAATGATAGGGCAATTACCGACTAGCATCACGGTAAATGGTAAAGAAATAGCAATCAATACGGACTTTCGCACAGCCTTGATCGTGCTAGTTGCATGCAATGATGTCGAACTATCGGACAGAGAAAAGGTTTATGTTATGGTTGATGCATTAGTGGGCTTTGAGAACTTGTCACAGGAAGACGTGGAAGAAGCAATCAAACAATGCTCATGGTTTATGGACGGGGGCAAGGACTATTCCAAAGCCAAGAACAAGCCAAAACTAATGGACTGGGAACAAGACGAACAAATCATCTTCAGTGCCATAAATCGTGTAGCGGGTAAGGAAGTACGTACAGAGTCATATTTGCATTGGTGGTCTTTCTTAGGATATTTCAACGAAATCCAAGAGGGACTGTTTTCTAATATCCTGAATATTAGACAGAAAAAAGCAAAACATAAACAACTGGAAAAGTGGGAACAAGACTTTTATAAAGAAAATCAAGATTTAATCGAATTTAAGACTGTTTATACAGAAAAAGAAAAAGAAGAAATGCGCAAGTTGAACGAGCGCTTTAAATAGAAAGGGGGTTTTTAATGTCAGACGGTGGAATTGTATTTGATACAAAAATAGACACATCGAATTTCAAAAAGGGTGCATCGGAACTTAAGGCTGAATTAAAAGACTTAGAGTCACATTTGAAGCTGGTTGAAAGAAACGTAAATAAAGCACATGATGCATTTGAAAAAAGCGGTGGAAAAGACAGCAAGTTAAAAAGTAGGCTTGAAGCAGAAATTGGCGATGCTGAAAGACTGAGAGCGCGCATTGAAGAAGTAAAAAATGAGTTAGCATCACTACCAAGCAACACAGGGAAAGACATTTTACCGAAAGAACAAGCGCCTAAATTCTCATTAAAAGGCGCAATCGGCAACGCTGGCGCATCACTTGGGAAAGTTACTAATGCGATAAGTGGTGGCGTAATAAACGCAACAAAAGCACTGTTTGGATTTAATCAAGAACAAGGCAAAACAAATGCATTTGCTAATTCATTAGGTAAGTCCATTTTCTCATTAGGGAACATGTTCAAGTTGTTAGCGTTAAGAATGGCAATGCGGCAAGTGCTATCAGGCATCACGCAAGGCTTTGGACATGCTGTTGAATATTCTGAAGCATTAAAAACATCTATGAATGGCTTGGAAATGAGTACAGGTGCATTCACGAATAGTTTAGGTGCAATGATCGCGCCACTTGTAAACGCAATCGCGCCAGTATTGTCACAAATCATTGATTGGTTTACGGCAGCAGCGAACGCCGTGGCTCATTTCTTTGCGGTTTTAACTGGTGCTGGTTCGTACATTGTGGCTAAAAAGAGCATTGCAAGCATATCGAGCGAACAAAAGAAAATGGCAGGTGCTGCTAAGGGTGCAACAAAGGCACTAAAAGAAGAACAGGGCGCATTAGCTGGCATTGATGAAATAAACGATATATCCGATAAATCTAACGCTGGAAGCGGTGGCGGTGGCGGAGGTGGTGGAGGTACGCAAGGACTAGACACCATGTTTGAAACCGTGGACACAGGCGCATTAGATGGCATATGGAAAATGATTGCAGATGCTGACTGGCAAGGGCTAGGCGTAACAATCGGAACTAAGATAAATGAAGCATTTGCTAGTATCGACTGGGCTGGCATAGGTGCAACGGCTGGCAAGGGTATAGACGGCGTTATCAAAACACTCTATTACACCCTGAAGACGATTGATTTTAAAGCAATCGGAAAAGACTTGGCTACACTGTTAAACAATGCTATTGAAAACATTGATTTTAGCATTCTTGGACGGTTATTAGTCCGTAAGACATTAGCTGGTATTGACTTCCTGATTGGCTTCTTTACTGGGCTTGATTATGGCGATATTGCCAAATCCATTTCAGACTTCTTGATTGGTGGATTTAATGAAGCGACAGAATGGTTGCAAAGTTATGATTGGGAACAACTAGGCGAATTTATCGTAAGTGCAATCGTGGACTTCTTCAGCAATCTTGATGCTGGAGGTATTGCTTCAAGTTATGTAACATTCATCACTAACGCATTATTGTCGGCACTTGATCTATTGAGTGGCATTGTCGGCTCAGTATGTGACGGAATATATAACTACTTCAAGGGCTATATTGACGATAGCGACTATGGAAGTGTTGGCGCGAATATCATTATGGGCATTCTAAAGGGTATTTTAGACGGTTTAAAGGGTATTGCTACATGGCTTTGGGAAAATGTATGTAAACCGATTATTGATGCTGTTAAAACGCACTTTGGCATTCACTCACCGTCCACAGTTTTCGCAGAATTAGGCGAATTCTTAATGCAAGGCATGCTGAACGGTATCAAGAAGATTTGGGAAGACATCAAAGCATGGTTTGATGAAACCTTTGGCGATTTGAAGAAATTCATCGCTGAAGCATGGACGGCTATTTCTAAGAATACATCTGAAATGTGGGGTGGTATCGCTAAGATATTCACGAGTGCTTGGGATAACATCAAATCCGTATGGGACGGTGTGACAGGCTTCTTTGGTGGCATTTGGGACGGCATCAAACAAGTGTTTGGTAATGTTGCGCAATGGTTTGGTGATACTTTCGGTGGCGCATGGAAAGCCGTTAAGGACGTATTCAGTACAGGCGGCGCAATCTTCCAAGGCATCACAGAAGCAATAGCAAGCACATTCAGAGGAATTGTGAACCATATCATTGGCGGCATCAATACGGTTGTTTCCGTGCCTTTTAACGCTATCAATGGCGCACTAAATGGATTGAGAAACATTTCAATTCTAGGTGCATCACCTTTTGCGTGGCTTCCAAGTGTAAGCGTTCCAAGCATTCCATACCTTGCTAATGGTGCTGTCATTCCAGCTAACCATGAATTCTTGGCTGTATTGGGCGACCAAAAGAGCGGAACAAACATCGAAGCGCCATTATCAACAATTCAAGATGCTATGCGCACAGTCATGGACGAAAGAAGCGGTAATTCTGACGTGGTTAATATGTTGGCTACACTTATTCGAGTAGTGCAAGAAAAGAACTTGCTAATCGAAGACGTTGGCAAGGCTGCTGTATCGTACATTATCGAAGAAACAAGCCGAACTGGTGAGAACCCTGTGGCTGTTTTAGGTTAGGAGGTAACATGGCAGAAATAGGTTATAAAATCAATGGCGTATTGTTGCCAATGCCTGACATAGATCCTGATTGCACGGGCGAAGATATGCACGGTAAGAGCTGGCGTGACGGTGCTGGCAAATTGCACTTTGTAATTTTGCGCCGTGATGTTACTTCAGAAAAATTAAAATGGCATTGGTTATCCAAAGCAGAATTTGATAAACTGAAGAACCTTTGCCGCAAGGACATGGGCGGAACATACACATTTGAAAGCATTTCGGGTGAGGTTAGAACGGTATATACTGGTGCTAATCTCACCTATAAAAAACGAGTTACAGATAAAAATACGGGCGATGTCGCATACTTGGACGTTGCCCTTTCATTTATTGAAGTATAAGGAGGTAGCAAATGCTGAATATTCCTAATGATTTGAAGCAGAAATACACAGGCGATTTGCTACCGCCTGATGTTGTTCTGAATATAGCTGGAACAACATACACAAACAAAGACTTTACAAGTGGCTCACTTAAAATCAAAGAGTCGCTTTGCTCAAAAGATACGCTAGACCTAACAAGCGTTGAAGCATCAACACTCAAAGTTACGATTGCCAAAGAAAACGGAAACGTTACTGGGCTAATCGGTAAGCGTGTCACAGTTAAACAAGGCGCACTTGATTTGGGCGTTTATACGATTGTGAATGCGAAGTTATCAACAGACTACACAACGGACATTGAATGCTTTGACGACTTGAAGAAGTTTGTTGATGCTGATGTTTCTGATTGGTGGAATACGCAACTTGTATTCCCTTTGACATTAAAAGACTTGCTGATTAAGTTATGCGAGCGTGTCGGTGTCCTAACTGAACTACCTAACACATGGACTAACTCAGACATGCAAGTTACTAAAACGGCATATTTTCAGAACCTAAAGGCAAGTGAATTGCTTGGGTATATTCAGGAAGCAAGCGGCACATTCTTTAGAATGTCACGATCAGGAAAGTTGAAAGCAATCAATCCTAATAAAACACCAACGGAAATTCCTTTTACTAGGTTATTCAACGATGCGACTATTTCCGATACGGTAACACCAGCTATCGAGAAACTAGCAATCAAGTCAAGTGAAAAGGATTTGGGCGTTTCTTCAGGTAAGGCTGACGGGAACACATACTTAATACTTGCAAATCCGCTTTTATTTGGGCTTTCCACAGCACAAATGAAGACTATATCGGATAAACTCTTTCCAGCTTATAAATGGCAAGTATACAAGCCTTGTAAAGCATCATATAAGAGTCTTCCATACTTAGAAGTTGGGGACTGGGTAAAGGTGACAACATTCAAGGGAATTGTGGCTACATTCCCTATTTTCAGCCGTGAATTAAGCGACATAAATTTGATTGCTGACACGGTAGAAACAAAGGGCAAGAAAGAGCAAAAGAAGACAGTATCTTCAGCAAAGCAAATCCAAGTGTTATCGTGGAATGTTCACGAAATAGAAAACACTTTGGAAACCTTTAAGAGCAAGATTGAGAACATAACAACGGAAGTTGGAAACGCTAATAAAGGAACAAAGCAATACTACTTACAAACGGCATCAACAAATAAGCCGTCCAAGACTGATAGTGCATGGACTGAAACGCAACCAGCTAGTATTGGCGGACAGCATATGTGGTATATGCTGGTGGACATCACAGCAAATGGTAGCGAAATCAGACACGAGCCATTTGAGCTAACAGGCATCAAGGGCGAAAGTGGGCGTGGCATCGTTGGAAGTCCAACACTAACATATCAAGCAAGCACTAGCGCAACGGTTATCCCTACTGGCACATGGTCTAGTGACATTCCTTTAGTCAATGAGGGATATACATTGTGGACTAAAGCCGTATGGAAGTATAGCGATAATACCACAAGCGAAGTATATACACCGTCAATCGCTGGCAAAGCTGGTAAGGGTATCAAATCGGTAAAGCCTGAATACTATTTATCAACTTCAAAGACGGAAGCAACAGGCGGAACATGGCAAGATACACAGCCACAGAAAACGGCTGATACTTGGATATGGCAACGATACAAGGCTACATTCACGGACGAAAGTGTTGGCTATTCTGATGCTATTAGGGACGATGTTTTGAATGGATTGGTTGAAGTATCTATCACTAACAAATCAACCATTGAGCAGCTGAACGGAAGCATTACACACTTAGTCAATCAGACAGCAGAAAATAGAACTGGGCTTGAAAGTGCAAAGACGGAAATTCAAACGTTGCAGAAACAAACAGCGGACGGCTTCAGCCGTACCGTACAGCGCACAGAATTTGACAAGACGGTTAGCACTATTTCTGAAAAGTTGGACGAAAACGGCTTGCATATCGGTTCAGATAAAGAGGACACCGTAACAACTGTTGATACAAACGGTGTAAACGTCAAAAAATCAGACGGAACACTGTTAGCAAAGTTTGACAAGGTGGACAGTATGCTTGCGTATTTGCGAGTGCTTGAATATCTAAGTGCAGGCGCACATAGAATTGAAGCGCAAGACGTGGAAAGTGAGATAACACAGTTTGTCAATGGCACGATCAAGACAGCCACAGTCAAAGCAAGTGTTATCAACTGGATAGGGGACATTAAGAAATGACAATGTTAAATTATTCATGGCAAGTTATCGCTGAAGCAAATAGGACAGCTGGCGCTGCCAATGTCACTTATAGATTGTTGGCTAGAATTAGCGAACAGTACCACAGCATCGAATTAAATCGTGACTGGGTAGAAGTACAAACAACCTATGAATTGCATACAGGTTATATTTATTCAGGCACATGGAATTTTGGCGGTACTGGTTGCGATGCTGTAAGTGGTGGCGGAACACTAAGAGGTAGCGGAACGTTATTAAGTGGTGGCTTTTGGGCGTATCACGATAACAACGGAAACTATGCTACAAGTTTATATGCTGACTTACAATTCTATTTCTCAGCCGCTAATGCATATCTATCGGGTAATATTGAGTTACCTAATATCCCCCGTGCAAGTAGTGGCGCATGGAAAGACAATAAAAACCATGTGAAACTAGACGGAAGCGACACGATCACGTTGCTATTAGGTAAAAAAGTTGATAAGTACCGACATTCATTAGTTTGGGTGGTTGGTAATAGTGGGTACAAATGGTTAAACACTAACGATATTGATACAGAATATGTGTTTAAACCGACTGAAGAAATGATTAAGTATGCGACTGATACACAATCGGTCTATGGCTATCTTGGCATTGGCACATACGCTGACGGAACGCAAAATGCAACAATGATTGGCACAAGCAAAATTGGCTTTTACATTGATTTACCAGCCGAAAAATATGCGCCAGTTATCAATAGCGCAACGGTTAAAGAAATAGGAAATGCAAGAGTGCCTGAAGATAAAGTATTCCGTTATTTATCTAAGAAAAAGTTATCCATGCGAGCAGATGTCAGGGGATTTGCAACAGTTAAAAGTGTGTATGCATTACATAACAAGCAACAATTCCCTTTAACGCTTGCTGACGGCGTGTATAGCGTTAATTTAGAGGGTATGAATAACGGGGACATAGAATTTGTCATTGAAGATAGCAGAGGTTTCAAAACAACGCAAAAATGGCAAGGAACGTATGTTCCGTACTTCTTCCCAACAATTACAGAATTTACCGCCGAACGTGACAATCCAACAGTCAATGACGGTTATGCTAACGCAAAGGGAACATTCTATAATGGCGAAAATAACACACTTACAATCACAGTAAATGATGAAAGCGGTCATAGTGTAAACTCAACTGGCACACTATCAGGTAATGAATTCACCGTTAAGCAACGCATCAACGGCTATTCATACGATAAAAACTACAATCTGAGATTAAAGATCACGGATAGTTATGGACAAGCAACAGAAAAATCATACGTACTAGCTGGTAATTTGTGGGCTATGATTTTGGCTAAACTTACCACAAGCGTACACATGCTATGGGTTAGGAAGAACGGCAACAATCCATGCGGAATTTATAACGAGGGCGACACTTCCACGCTTGGTAGAACATACGCAAAAGGTGGCTTGGCTATCGGTGGTGATGATACGTTTATCGTTAAAGAATTTACGGCTGATGTTCAAGCAATAAAAGGACAACAAGCCGCATATATAAGTGTTCCATATAGTGTGCCTGCAGGATATAAATTGTTGTGTTTCTATGATGCACATACTATTACATGGTGTATAACAACAATAAAGAGTGTGAGTGCTAATGCAATTATGACACACGTATATAACTGGTCTACACCAAGCGATATAACACCAAAAAGTAAAGTTGTTGTTAGTGGGCTGTTTGTCAAGTCCGCATAGAAAGGGAAATAATGATTATAGATGGTTTAAAATTTACTGAAATCCCAAGCGGTAATAAAAGCGTTGTTACATTTCAGCGCAAGGTGTTTGAAAACCTAAAGCCGCTAATTGATAGTTTTGAAGTTGGTGTTATACATGAGATAAGTTTTGACGATGAGAATGTCACACACAAAATGTACACTGAGCCAATGACGTTTTCTAAAAGTGATGATAGTTATACTATCTCTTTTATTTTGTCTGATGTTCCACAGAAAGATATTGATGCTAAAAACTTTAATGAAGTGAAGCCATTAGTTAATGATTGCTTACAGACAGCAAGCATTGAAACTGTAAAGAAATACATATCGTTTCTGAATGTTTGGACAGCTGGAACACGATACAAAAAAGGGCAAAGGGTATCTTATAAAAACGTGCCGTATAGCGTTATATCAGATGTTACAGCAGAGGAAGCGAAAACGCCTGATGTATCAGATAAACTGTACGAAAACATGCTGAAGAAAAAGCAAGAAATAAAGCCGTGGGACGAAAAGAAAACCTACAATAAGGGCGACTTAGTTATCGCACGTGGAATTGTATTTATATCCAACATCAACGATAACAGGGGTAATGAGCCAGCGTTTGGTAACGCTTGGGACTATTACAAAGAAAAATAAATATTGCTATTAAGGCGGCTATAAAGTCGCTTTTTTAGATAGAAAAGAGGAAAAGAAAAATGAGAATTTACAACGTACCTGATGTTTCCGAACATCAACCAAATTTTGACTTCACACCTTACGCTGGAAAGTATGCTATCTTACGTGCTGGCGTGGCAGGGCGTGAAGACTATTCATTCAGACGGCATGTTTCAGAGTGCCAACGTTTAGGCATTACAATCGGTGTTTACTTCTATTCCTATGCGCTAAACACAGCACAGGCAGTAGAAGAAGCACAGCGCTTCTTATCTATCATTGCTGGTGTGGATATTG